CAGCAGCAATTATATTTATATCTGAATGAACAGCATCAGAAGTTTGAATAGCACAATCAGGATGAGGTGGACATTTAGTAGCCCAACGTTTTTGGGACAATTTATTTTTATAGTTTTGAAGTTTAGAAATATCAGATTTTTTAGTCACGGCCCCTCCCAGGGGTTAAAGTATTTTTAAACATATTATTTACATCAATGCCCAAATTTTTGAGCATTTTAGGAATAAAGATTTTCCAATTGAAATTATTTTCTGCCTCCTGTCGTCGTTCAGTTTGAGAAATAGATTTAGTTTCAGCTTGGGTTTTGCCAATTTGAGCACCAGTCAATTCTAGATTTTTTTCATAAGCAGCTTTTTCCATTTTATAGCGTTGATACTCCATTACGTTTCCGAACATATTTCCAATACCGGAAACATCAGGAGCAGTGAGAGTAGCCATAGAACCTTGAGGAGACGAAGCGCCATTATTAGCGGATAAAAGAGGATTAATACCAGCAGCTTTAAGATCAGCAACTTCACGTTGATGAGCAGTTGAAGACATATTTTCTTGAAAATCACGATTTTTTTGAGCCTGGATTTTATTTTGATTATTAGTAATAGCAGTACTTAGAACATTAGCACCGGCCCCCATCATGGGAGCCAGAGCAGCAAGAAGAGGAAAAGGCATATTAGAACCTCAATAAACCAGGGTTAGATACTAATGGCATTACACGAACGTGATTATAAGTGTGCCAAATATCATATTCAAAATCGGGAGTAGGATCCTCCTCAGTACCAGGAACAACTTTCACACGACCCATCGGGGGATTTTCAGCAATAAACTCAGGTGAAAGATTAGGAGACTCAGAATAAAACTGGGCAAGATGATAAGCATCCAAAGAAGCAGGGTTACCAGCAGAATCATACGCAGCAGAACGTAAGAAACCAGTGATGAGAGATTGTTTAGATCGCATTTCATCCCAACGAGGAATAAAACCAATCACACGATTATTATAAGGGGAAGGGTCTGTACCTTTAAGAGCTTGAACATAAAGCTCGCGTTGGTAAACAGGTTGTTCCCCAAGGTTAGCAAGCTGGGGAACATAGAAATCATTTATAGTTTTATACGAAAACATTCGATCGAGGCCTTGTTGATATGACCTGTCGACCCTTGCCCTCATAAAACCCATAACTACGCAATGCTCTTCAAAGCTTTTAATAAAGCCAGAAGAATCATCATTTATAGTACCAGCAGCACCAAGCGAAGCTTTAGGAGTAGAACCAGATTCAGAAGTTTGAGGAACAACGGTTGTGTTCATCATTATTCCATAAGTACCATTTAAATATTCACTGCGTTGCATGCGCGAGTCGCTGGATTGAACACCAAAAAAAGCTAATACCTTTTCCTGATAACGCGTCCCGCCACGGGCATCGAGTTCGAGAATTTGTTGATAAGCGATAGCAGTCCGCATCGCATTAATTGTTGGAGCCAACATGGCGGAAGCATCAGCATAAACAGTAGTAGTATTTGCACCAACGGAATTTTCCTTGTTAACAATATTCCAGAACTGATTTTCGCCTGTCGCACCAGTTTTAAAAACTCCATCAGAAGCACCTACCCAAGATTTAAATGGATGAGGTTCAGGTGGAGAACCGAGAAGCATTTGAAGAACAATGTCACCTTGAACCACAGCATCAGGATCAAGAGCACGACCGTAAACAGGTAAATCACCACCAATAGGAAGAGAAACAGCTGGACCTTTTTGAGCATAAGGAAGCATAGCAGTGAAATAATCATGACGAGAGTTAGTACGAAGAAGTTGATACTCATTCCAATCGTCAGGACCATCACCATCAGTAAAATAAACAGAACCATTTATGTTCTGATCGCGAAACCAATCGTTCCACGTTTTGTGATATCCACGACCAAAAAGAGCAGAAAAGGTCCAGGCACTAGTAGAAGGATTAGCATCCTCAGAACCGACACCAATAGGAATACCAATATAATCCCAAAAAGATTGAGGAGCAAAACCCAAGGTTTCCTCACCAGGCATAATAATTTGTGGAATTAAGAAATCAGTAGAATCACCAGGGCTAGGTTGAAAACCATTCATCCTTTCCCAATTTTTAAAAAGTATACGGAAAGGAATAGCAAAATAGAAAGTATCAAGCCAAACGTTATCCATAATCGGATAAAGCATAGGTTGAAAACGAGCAAGAATTTTAGTCTTAACGTTCATCGTATCGCCAGGAAAAGCGATGTCAGTGAAAATAGGAACAAGATAACCAACATTAAAAGTTCCACGGTTACGAAACGAACGATTAAAAGAAGAACGAGGACGAGAAATATCAGGAGTAGTAGAGAAATCATGCCTCGGTTTAGAAAGAGTTTGACCAGAAGTTATATTTATCATGATACCGCCTGAGGACGAGAATTAAACATATCTTGTTGATTAGGAGTTTTAGTCACAGGATCAAGAACATCAAGAGCAGCCATCAAATGTTGAGGGCCATTAGGTTCAGGAATAATTAAACCAGTTCGCATATCCATTTCACCCATACGGCATAAAGTGTGATCTTCAGGATGACGAGAAAAAGAAGTTTTAGAATCATTAACTAATTCTTGAAAAAGACGGAAGGCCTGACCATCAGATGGTTGAGACCAAGGTACATGATAGAATTTTCCTTTTTTGTCATACACAGAGTAAAAATGGTTTTTCATTTTTTTTCCTTTGCATTTTTTGTTGATGTTTACGAAGACGATACTCAGCCATACGAAGAATAACAGTTTCTTTTTTAGCGGCCAACCGCTCCTCATAATCAGGAGCAAGACGAACCTTAGAAGCATCAGCAATACGAGCGTCAATCATAGCAAAATAATCAGATTCAGCCATTTTACGAAATAATTTAGTGTAGTAACGCGGTGGCTTAACTTTGTGACCATTTTCATAACGATAATCGTGAGGGAACATATTAAACCAATTTTTTTCAAAGAATTTACGACCAAGACCAGGACGACGAGACATAGCACAAGAACCTTCATGAGTTAATTGAACTTTTTTACCATCAATAGAAACAACATATTTATTGTCAGCAAGTGTATTATTAGCTTTTGCAGTTATATATTTGCAAACATAGATAGCAGAATCAGGAGTAAGAGAACCAACGGAGACAAAACCGTTTCCCCAAGTTTGGGCAAGAAACGGAGAATCATAAAGAACGTTACCACGTTCATAACGGATCGGAAAACGATCTTCAGAAAAGTCATAACCAAAAATAATAATGTGATAATGAGGACGACCACCAATGTCGCCATATTCCATACCTCCAAAAGTACGAATTTTTACACCTTTTTTGAGTAATTTTTTGCGAAGACGTTTTACAAAAGATTGAACATCAGACATACGAAGAGAACCATAAGGCGGAAGTGATTCAGTATTATAAGTAAGAGTAATAAAACAGTTGCGTTTATATTGAAGTGATTCATCCATCACACGCATAGAAAAATGACGAGCTCGGCGCATTTTACAGCCGATACATTGCTCACAATCCACTTTAATTTCAGAATATTTTTGACGACGAAGATCGTCGATAGAAACAGAAAATCGAAGGGGAGAATTTTTACCAATCTCATATTTAGACCAGTTACACCCCCTTGACTGATAAGCGGTTTTCTGCGAGAAACACGGCATAGTAACAACTCCTTTCAACAAAGGGTTTAGGGGGACTGAGAAATCAGTCCCCCTTTTTCATTTAAAGTCTAAAACCACCACGCGCAATACGCGGACGATTCATAGGATGAGGACGAGAAGCAGTAGACTTAAAAAGGTTACGAGAACCCTTTTTAGATACAGGTTTTTTTTTGTACATTTTGACTCCTTTCATGGCTCATCGAGTTAGAGACACCTGGGAAGCCGCAGCCACAGCGACCGGTGTCAGTAGGCGGAGTTGAATGAACTATCAACTCCGCCAGATCGGGAACGCGACCGATAATCGGTCCTCCCAAGGGACCAATAGTTAGTCGACATCATCGCTAGAAGCTTTAGAAGAAGAGGGAACAGGAACGGGAGCGGGAGCGGGGACGCGCGCGCGCGTTGTATCGCGCGCACGCGAAGAGTGCTCCGATTTAGTACCAGAAGTATTAGAAGTATTAGAGTCGACCCTGACGCGCTCACGCTTGTCGGCAGCCTGGTCATCCTGACCAGGCCGCTCAGTAAGAAGACCAAGACGCTTGGCTTCTTCGAAGTTTTTAGGATCGCCCATAAAGGCGACCATTTTTACAGGATCATTATTAAAGCGAGAACGAATCACAGCAGGAAGAGCCATGAAATTAGCATCAGCCTCACGAGTAAGATTTATAGCATGTTGAAGAGACATAATGTCAGGAGTGGCACCAAAACGACCAGCATTACCTTGAGCAGCATCACGAATAAGACGGCCACGCCCATACTCAGCAGCAATTATATTTATATCTGAATGAACAGCATCAGAAGTTTGAATAGCACAATCAGGATGAGGTGGACATTTAGTAGCCCAACGTTTTTGGGACAATTTATTTTTATAGTTTTGAAG